TGCGGGAAGGCGCACATGGGCGGTAGCAAGAAGCAGACCGTCGGCTTTCGCTATTCGCTGGGCATGCATCTGGCGCTCTGTCACGGGCCGGTCGATGCCATCCGCGAGATCCTCGTCGATCGCCGCACTGCCTGGTCAGTGACGACCGGCAGCAGCACAAGCGGTGGCGGCGCGGCCGTGGAGACGCGTATAGGCACGGTCGGAAGTATGGTCGCCACCGCCGCGCTCGCGGGCGACCCCGGCGCGACGATCACCTTCCCCGGCACCCTCGCAGGGGTGCGCATCGGGCAGGAGTATCGCTTGCGCCTCGCGAACGGCTCCAGCCAGACCATCACGCTGCAAGGGGTGAGCTTTGATGCGGAGTTCACGATCAGCAGCTTGACCGTGCTACCGGAAACCCTGAGCTTCCCCACTCAGGCCGTGGAGATATTCGAGGCCGCTTCCGGCGCCAGCAACGCCGGTGCAGGTGGTGGGCGCATCCGGATCGACAAGCCCGACCTTTTCGGCGGCGAGAAGCGGGAGGGCGGCATTGTCGGCGATGTCGATGTGCTTATGGGAGCCACTAGCCAGGGGCAGAACGACTATCTGAGCGCCCGCATGAACGGCAACGTGCCCGCCTATCGCGGGCTCTGCTCTCTGGTACTGCGACGGGTCTATCTGGGCATCAACCCCTACCTCAAGCCATGGGCCGTGCGCCTGACCCGCGTGCTGACCAGCGAGGCCGGGGCGGCGCAATGGTATCCCGAGAAGGCCCCGATCGTGCCCGAGGCCAATATCTCGGACGCGGCGATCTACATCACGCTCGATGTCTCAGGCTCGATGTCAGGCACGCGGATGGCCGCGCAGAAGGCAGGCGTGGCCGCGTTGATCCGCGAGATCGGTGCCAGCGTCGATCCCGACCGCCCCAACGACATCCGCATCGTGCTCTGGAACGCGGGCGTCGCAGGATCGATCGAGCGCCGCAACATGGAACCCGAGGATTACGAGGCACTCGAGGCCTGGATGCTGGCGCTTTCGAACAGCACTTCGGGGGGCACGAACTTCAACGCGGCCTTCGCAGAGGCCAGCACCTTCTTTGCTGGCGGCGGATCCAAGCGACGGATCGTCATCTTCGTGACCGATGGCGAACCCTCGCCCGTTTCCTCAGTCGAAGCGGCCGAGGCCACCATCGCCAGCCTGCCGCCCGTCGACATCTTCGGCTTCAACATCGCGCTGGCCAATACGACCTATACCGCGCGCATCGACAACACGCCTGTGGACGGGGTGCCGGTGATCCCGCCCGGCAACCCGCAGGCGCTGGTGGCCTCCCTGCGCGGGGCGTTCGGCAACGGCCCGGACATGAACCCGGCCCATATCATCCGCGAATGCCTTACCAACCGCGACTGGGGTCTGGGCTATTCCACAGTCGAGATCGGGACCAGTTTCACCTCCGCGGCGGACACGCTCTACACCGAGGGCTTCGGCCTCTCGCTGATCTGGCAGCAGGACAGCTCGATCGAGGAGTTCATCGCCAGCGTCCTCGACCATATCGACGCGACGCTGTTCATCGACCGGCGCACCGGGCTCTGGGAGCTTAAGCTGATCCGGGCGGATTACACCGCCAGCACGCTACCGCTGTTTGATGAGACAAATGTCGTGGATTGGGGGCGGCTGGGGCGGCGCGCGCCCTCCGACCTCGTCAACAGCGTGACCGTGCGCTTTACCGATGCCTGGACGGACGACACGGGGGCGGTCAGCGTGACAGACACGGCCCGGGTGCAGTCCATGGGCGAGGTGATCGCGACCACGCTCGATTATCCGGGCATCCGCTACCAGGGGCTGGCGGTGCGCGTGGCCGAGCGCGACCTGCGGGCGCTTTCCGTGCCGCTGCTCACGGGCGAGATCGTGGTCAACCGCGAGGGTGCGGACCTCGGGCCCGGCGATGTGATCCGGCTGCGCTCGGCCCGCCTCGGGCTTGATGATGTCATCATGCGCATCTCCGAGATCGGTCAGGGCGACGGGCGCGACAACGGCATCCGCCTCAAGCTCGCGGAGGATGTCTTTGCACTGGGCGCGACCGCCATCGCAGGCGGACGCATGCCGACCGGCACCGGGGTTGCCGCGCCGCCGCGCGCGCTGACCCGGCGCATGGTCGAGGAGGCTCCGTACTGGCTGCTCGTCCGCGAACTGGGCCACAGCGAGGCCGATCGCATCCTGTCGGAGGATCCGGATGCGGGCACACTAGTTGCCACCGGCGAGCGCCCCAGTGCCGACGCGCTGGCGGCCGAGCTCTGGATCGACCCCGGCACCGGTCCGGCACAGGAGGGTGTGATCGCGTTCGCGCCCACGGCGCTGCTGGCGGCGGACGTCTCAGACCACCCGGAGACGCGCGTTCTGCCCGTCACCGGGTGGCGCGACATCGGCGAGGTCGGGATCGGCACGCTGGCGAGCATCGGCGGCGAACTTGTGCGCGTTGACGGAATCACGTTCACGGCGATCACTGTGGGCCGGGGGTGCCTCGACACCGTGCCGCGCGCGCATGCGGCGGGCACGCCAGTGGTCTTCTTTGACGAAGGTGCGCGGATAACTGAAGAAAGCTGGGCAGCGGGAGAGACGCTGGCGATCCGGCTGCTGCCGGAGACCGGGCGCGGCACGCTCGCCTTTGCGCTGGCGCCCGAGAACGGCCTGACGCTGGACCGTCGTGCCATCCGCCCCCTGCCGCCCGGTCGGGTTCAGATCGATGGCAGTTACGCGCCGGACGTCGATGCGCTGGTGGCGGGCAACGTTGAACTGACCTGGACGCATCGCGACCGGCTGACCCAGACCAGCCCCGTGATCGTCGATCACACGGGCGGCTCCATCGGACCGGAGCCGGGCGTCGGTTATGCGCTCGAGGTGCGCTGGATCGACCCCGACACTGGCGCGGCTCTCATGCCGCCAGGCATCACCATCGACGCTGAGAGCGGCACAAGCTGGTTACTGTCGCCCGAAGATGTGCCGGAGAGTGGCGCACCCGAGCGCACGGCTGAAATCGACATCGCCGTTCGGGCGCGGCGACTGGTCGATGGCATCTGGCTGACCGACCGGGACGCACGCACCTTCCGCCTGACCGCACCCTTCGCCGCCGGCTGGGATCGCGGCTGGGGGTTCCTCTGGGGCAGCTGAATCCGGGCTTCCCCACAATCATCACGACCAACATGAAAGAGGACGAGCATGGCGGAACGGATCATGCCGGGGCTGGGGCTGCGCGCCTTCTACGAGCCCGGCCAACGCAACTGGGGCACCAGCGTCAGCGAAGACCTGCGCCGCCTCTCGGTGCTGGTGCAGGCGCGTGCGCTGTCGCGCAGCACGGCTCTGCCCGGGACAGGCGCAGCGGGAGACGTGTACATTGTGCCCGAAGGCGCGCCCGCCAATCCCAGCGCTGTGGCCCTCTGGGACGGTGAGCCGGGAAGCGAGACATGGGTACTCCTCACCCCGCAGCCCGGCTGGCAGGTCTGGATTGCCGACGAGGCCCGGCATGTGCGCTTTGAAGGCACGGCGTGGGTCGAGGTGCCCTGCCCCGGCATCGTGCCGATCCGCACGCTCACGGCAACGGCGCACACGCTGGAACTGATCGATCTGGGCAGCATTCTGGAAACCACGGGCGCTTCAAGCGTGACCGTGACGATCCCCGAAGAGGCGAGCGTCCCCTTCGAGATCGGCACGCTGGTCAACATCACGCAAATCGGTGCCGGCGTGGCAACAATCACGGCCGCGGCTGGCGTGTCGCTCAACGGTATTGTGGGCGGCTCGGTCGCCCTCGACGGCCAGTGGTCCGGTGCGGCGCTGGTGAAGCGCGGGGCGGATGCCTGGGTCATTCAGGGCGCACTGGCGGGAGCGGTTGCATGAGTCTGCTGATGCTGCGCGCCGCGATCCTGGTGCAAGGCGGCGACGCGGCCCCACCCATCGATATCGGCAGCGCCTGGGAACTCGACCCCACGCGCACCCCCGCAGGCTACACGCTCTCGGATGGGAACCAGTCCGCCATCAACACTTCCGGCGGCAGCGATTACCGCCGCTGGGTGCCCACAGCGAAGGCGATCCTGCCCTCGGATGGCCGGCGCTATTGGGAGGTGTTTTGCGCGCCCGGTGGCGCGGCCAGTTTCGACGGCTATCTGGGTGTGATCTCCGTCGAACAGCGCGACGACTTTGACGCAGGCGACAACCCGATCACGCTGGGCTCGATCGGCTATCGCGGCAACGGCTCGCTCTGGTCCTCGAACACCAGCACCGCCAGTCAGCGCCTGACCGGGCTCGCCCCCTTTGGCGCGGGCGATGTAGTGATGCTCGTGCTGGACCCGGCCAATGCCAGCCTCTGGATCGGGCTTAATGGCGTCTGGCGCGACGATCCCGTGGCCGGCGATGCGACATGGACATCCGCGCCCAGCGCCGCTTTCCACCCCCAGATCCAGGGGCGCGATCCGAGCGATGGCGGCACGCTGCGCTCGCTTCCCTCGCAGTTCAGCTATCCGGTCCCACCCGGGGTGAAGGCGCTGGGCTTTGAGGAGCCCGATCTGTCGATCTTTGAGGCCCATGCCTTCATCGAGATCGGATGGGATCGCGACCTCAGCGTGGCCGAATTCGAAACCTGGCTCGATCTCGGCGGTGGCGCCCGCCTCACATCGGGCAATGTCTCGCTCTTTCTCGATCACGGCGGGGGCAAGCCCCTGACCGCCGCCCATGCCGCCCTCTACATCGAAGTGGAATTGCCATGACCTACATCCTGCATCTGGGCCATCAGCCCACCGACATCTCCGGCATCTCGGGGCTGTTGAGCACCGTCGCTGCTGGCTTCGACGACACCCTCGATGTCAACGGCATCCGCTTCAACGGCTCGCGCACGCTCGCCGCGCCCTTCGCCGTGGGGTTCCCGGCGCCATCCGGGGACTTGTGGCTGGGGTTTCGCTACGTGCCCCCCAACAACGATTCCGAGAGCATCACCCAGAGCAATGCCGGGTTTCTGGAGTTTTATGACGCGGACAATGTCAGGATCGCGCAGGTCCGTCCGCTCACAAGCACCAACCGCTATCATGCCGAGGCGCATGGGGACACGATCGAGCAGGGCAGCTCGAGCTACATTGCCGCCAACGGCCAGCCGCAATGGGTCGATGTTCGCGTCGCGGTAGGCGCCGACATCACCGTCGATTTCCACGTCGATGGCGTCCTGCAGAGCACTGCCACCGCCGCCAACATGAGCGGCAAGGGCAAGCCGGTACAGGTCGTGTTCGCGAATGTCGGGTTGCACGGAACCAGCCAGAACCGAACCTGGTACTACGCCCATATCGCCGTGCTCGACGGGGTCTCGACCATCGGGCGACGCTTCGTGCGCCGCAGCCCCAACGCCATCGCGACATTCAACGAGATGGTGGGCAGTATCGATGCACTCAGCGATAATGATATCGCCACGCGCGTGGCGAGCAGCGCGCCCGGGCAGCGCATGTCTTTCTCGCTCACCGGGCCGACCGGCCCGGCCTCGGTCTCGGCCATCGCGGGCGTGCATATCAAGCAGATCGCACAGGCGGGCACGGATGGGCCCGACGCCACGGCGGGCTTCTTGCGCATCGGTGGGGTGAACCACGACGCCACCCCCGAGACCGTACCGGACCTTGCGCCCAAGCCCGTCTATTCCAGCTGGGCGGTCAATCCGGCCGATGCCAGCCCCTGGAGCGATCTTACGTTGCCCACCGAAGTCGGGATCCTGTCGGCATGACACCGCAACCCTCCCTCTTCGAGCAGATCGCCCAGGCGTTCCGCGATCACGGCATCACCGCCGCGATCGGTGTCTGGTTCACCTTCATAGCGGGGCTCGCCACAGC